ACACGTAAGGAAGTAATCAATATTAACCCATATATCCGTTGCATAGGATGATAAGAGGCAGGGCTGCAATCATAGGCAATGGTGTGAGCGGACGCGGCTCACAGGTGGCAGTGGTAACGGCCAGTGCTGCAGCCCGTGGTGTCATTGATGGTAAGGCATTCCCCGAACTGAAGCCTATCAATTCCGACGCATACCGCACCCGAGGCACAGGACTCTTCCACTGGCTACAGGTGACACCCACCGAACCGCAGCAGCTCGTTTGGCTCAATCCGCAGACGGGCATCGACTACGACATCCACACATCATCAGGACTCAATTGGAAAATAATTTAAATCGTTAAAGATATGGCATACGCACAATGGCTCATTCCGAGCAAGACACAGGGCAGCGGAAACGACACCGTGAACGTGACCGCAGGCACCGACAACACAGGACGCTCACCTCGTCAGACCGCCATAACATTCAAAGCACCCAACTGCGAGGATGTCGTGCGCAACGTGATACAGGCTGGTAAGCCTGAGTTTGTAACCATTCAGAGCGCGAAGTCCGTCAGCAAGGACGGTGTGCCCACGCTGACTATCGAGGGCACCACCAACTCTTCAAAGCTGACGTTCACATTAGCGAGTGGTGGCAGCTTACCGCTGACTCTCCCTGCTACCTACCTCGCCAATTCGCTGACCACCAACAACGGTGAAGCCATCACGGGCGACCCTGGAGCAACGCAGGAGTTCCCCTTCTCGATACAGTTCACCGACATTGCAAAGAACCCCGTCATCACGGAACGCTCGGTGCAACTCATCGTGACCGACATTGCCGGACATACTGCCACATGCGTCATCACTCAGGCCGCTGGTGATCCCGTGCTCAAAGTTGCTCCGACCAGTGTACAGCTCGACTGGAATGCTGCAACGGCTCAGACCTCCGCTTCGTTCACCGTTACATCTAACGCCAACTGGACTATCGAGTAAGGTATGACAATAACGATTCCTTGGAACGACGGAAACGGCCACATCATCCTGACCTATACTGGCCAGGGTGATGGCACCGTGACGGTCAGAAGCTCAACGAATAATCTGGGACAGGACCGCAGTCAGACCATCACACTGAAGACCACCGGTGCAAACCCAGCGACGGCAACGGTGACCATCATTCAGCCAACGGGGATGCGCGTCATTGTGACGGCTAACAGTCACCGACTGAAGACAGCCGACGGCGACATTCTCAGATGTCACCCATCAACGCAGTAAACCCCAGGAATGATTTTGTCCGACAAATAGAACAAATAAATAATGATTATGGCAAAAAGAAAAGAAACACAGGCTCCTGAAGAGGAGGTTCTGAACGAAGTACAGGCAGCAGAAGCCAATGCCGAAGAGCAGAATACCGGCATCCGTTGCGAGGCTACTCCGGAGAATGACGGTGTGGCTATTATCGACGAGGAAGATCAGACGCTTCTGATCGTAGCACTTAATGAGTCACAACTGGCATTCGGTGGTGACGAGTCGCAAGACTTGGAAGAGGATATTCCCAGCCCATCCATGACAGGATTGGACGGTGAGCAACGCAGCGCATTCCTCATTGATTTCTATCGCAGCAAGGAGAAAAATGTACCGGCCCTCGACGCTTGTGCGGAATATGGATGGTTGCCTTCAGGCGGTGAGATGGCTTTGATACACGCCAACAAAGCTGCCATCAACGAAGTATTGGAAGCCCTGGGTGGTACTGTCCTGAGTGACGGTCGCTACTGGACCTCTCAACGATTCTCTAATGACCGCATGTGGAGTTGCGATATGGCAGACGGCACATTCGGAATTGCTCTCGGAACGGCATCTGTGGCATACGTCAGGGCCGTGAAAAAGTAAACAGAAAAAGAAACAATTAAAAATCATACAACTATGGCAGATTTTGATTTAATACAGACCGACGCGCAAGTGCAGTCGATACTTAACGACGGGCAGAATATGCAGGGTGCCGGTGCTCAGACCACCCTCACCACCGAGTCCGTTCTTCTCAAAGACGTTAACGGCAACTATCATAAAATCCTGAAGAGTTCCTTCACCGAGGCCATCCGAGACACCCTCGCCGGTCTCCTCGTCAATAACGACAAGGGTACCACCATCAACCAGATCGCAGCCATCGCCAACGGTGACTTCGGCTCCATCACTCCCGCCAACCTCGCATCAGTTCTGGGCGGACAACTTGGACAGACATCTATTATTTTGGGCAATGGCGAAACACATACAATTACTGGATTGTCTGATGTTACTATTCTTGTAATTAAGAAAGCGGATACAGATGACATTTGTCTGGTATTAAAGTCTTGGAGTCATTGTGTTGTTTTGGGCGATACGGATTTGTATGTTACTAGCGATGTTGAAGGAAAGATTTGTGTGACCGCATCTAACTATGATGTCTTAATTAAAAACAATATGGGAGGAACTAAAAATTTTATATATTCTATTGTAAAACGTGTATCATAATAAAAAAAGAGAAATAAAGGAGGGCTTGTACCCTCCTTTATTGTATCTACTCTATATCGCTGTCAGTTAAGGAATGTTATATTGAGAACCTGACGAAATAAATGTATAGTGTAACGTAACATCACTGGAATTTGAATTTGAAAGTTGAAGAAAACCCATGCCATGCTCCTTTGAGATAGTAATTCCTGGTATTGAAGATGAACCTCCAATATTAACTAAATTAGCATTATCATAAATTGTGGCAGCGATAATAGTTCCTGTAAAAGAACCTTCATTTGAAATAATAATGATTCCACTATGTGTGTTGTTCAGTTCGACGGTTTCTCCCGCAGGAATTGTTACAAACTCTGACTTAATAACATTTTTGAGATGAGTTAAAGCACCACTTGCGCCCAGAACTGAGGCGAAAACTTAAAACTTCATAAAAATCAGCCATCAAAAGAACAACGATGGATGATTTTTTGTATATTTGCATTCGACGGATAGCCGGAAGTCATGAGCCGTGCGAAGAGGTAAGCAAACAGCCCTGCCGTCGTTTAAATTTGTTTGCATGAACTTTTAAATGTTTGCAATATGTTACACAAAATCGTTTATGACGTGATTTTCAATCCGTCAAAGAAGTACAGCCGTACAGGTGACGGCATGATTATGATCCGCGCCAGCCAGGGCCGCAAGTCCGTTGACATCCCCACCAACATCTTCTGTGAGTCCAGGCAATTCTCTGATGGTTACATTAACTCTCTCCACCCTCAGTTCGACGGTCTGAATGCCATGATAAACCAAATCATGCTCGACATCCAGGCAACCGAGATAGAAGCCTTCCGTAAAGACATCAACATGACCGTGCAGCGTCTTTACTCCATGTACGTCGAAGCACTCAGCACGTCGGTACCATTGGAGAAGTTTGCCGAAAACGTTTTGAAATATTCCTCTAACCGAAAAGAAATCACCAAACGAACATACCGTGATGTCGTCAGGAACATCTGCGAGTTTTCGCCAGATGTGGCCCTCGAAGACATCGACATTCAGTGGATTAAGAAATACGAACAATGGATGTATGCCCGAGGTAATTCCGACTCCACAGTGTGGGGACGCCTGAAGGTGGTCCGCGCACTGTTCAACGAAGCCATCAAGCGCGACCTGTTGAAACCGTGGCAGACACCATTCCGCATCTACGAGATACCAGAGCTTCGCTATCGTACCGACGTGCTCCGATTCTCAGAGATGGAAGACCTTCTGCACTATAAGTTTGAAGACCCCAAACTACGACGAGCCCGTGACTTCTTTCTGCTGTCATGTTACACAGGACTGCGATACGGTGACATGATACGCCTGACATCCGGCCACATCAGAAAGGTTGGAGAGGAAACATGGCTGACAATCCAGACCTCGAAGACGGGGAAGCTGGTACAGATACCACTAACCATTATCTTCTACGGACGGGCAATGGAAATCCTTAAGAAATACAAGCGAGTGGAAGACCTGGTAGCACCATTCAAATGCAACACCACCATCAACAGAGGCATTCACGACCTCTTCGCACTCTGCAGGATTGGTGGGAGCCAACGCATCACCGTCCACACCGCCCGCCGGTCGTGCATTACGGGACTGGCAGACTTTGGCGTTAATGTCTATGTCATCCAGAAGGTCGTAGGCCATGCCCGAATCACCACCACGCAGAAATACATCCAACTATCAACCGCCACCATCGAGGCCGATCTGAGGAAAGCATTCCCGAAAGACAGGCCCGTCATTATACCTGAAGCCGTACCACTTCCGCCAGAGATTGAGTTCTGCGAGGCAGAAGAAATCAACTAACCTTACATCAATATAAACACAAAGCGTGAGCGACTGATTACCGACAGCCGCTCACGCTTTTTATTGTCGCGATGCGTCGGTAAACCCACGACACGATTTCGACCGATTGGTAGAAATCAAATTTTCCAAAAAAAATGGCAACAGTTAAAGGTCAAAATCTTAGAATTTTCCTGGGCAATGCAGACCCTGCGCCTATCGCAGCAGCCTTGCAATGCACACTGCAAGTACAGATGAACGTGACGCCTTACTCGACGAAGGATGACGAGGGCGCATGGGCTAAACATTACGCAGCATCCCTGGCGTGGAATGTGAAAGTGAACGGAGCCGTCACCATCGACCCAGACCGTAACGATCCGGCGTCGCTCATGGACCGCATCGGTCAGACGGTATATGTCAGACTGTCACTGGCCAGTGGTGAACAGAACAGCGACATGGGCGCAATGATTGTATGCGGATATGCCATCCTCAACGATGTGCAGATTACGGCAGAGAACCGACGTCGCGGAACATTCGACGTAACCCTGACGGGTTGCAAGAATCTCATCAACGAAGTGCGCCGGCTGAAGACAGCAGACGGTCACTATATCAATACAGCCGACAATCATCTTCTCGCGGCTCCTCACCAGGCATAAACAACTACCACTATGAGCACAGGATTTACATCAGGAATGCGCAACCACCGCGTGACCATCTTGAACAAGGTGCAGCCCTCCGAACGGCAGTTTGGCGAGAAGACGGGCTACCGCAGGGACGGCTCGCTGTGGTCGTCGTATG